CCAACAACATCGACTCATTCAAAAAAGAGTATGACAAGTTAAAAATAGAGTATGACAGCACTCGGGCTTATTTTGATAATACCCATGATAATATGACCAATGTTTGGGATATAGGACGGACAACAGTTTCGGAGAGGGATAAAACAGGTGGACACGCAACACCAAAGCCCTTAGATCTATGTAAGCGAGTTATTAAATCAAGCAGTCAAAAAGGCGATCTTGTGGGGGATTTTTTCCTGGGATCAGGATCAACCCTAATATCTTGCGAAAAAACAAAGCGTAAATGCTACGGGATGGAATTAGACGAGAAATACTGTGATGTAATCGTTAAACGATATGTAGATTTTTGCAAAAATAATGATCGGCCATATTCAGTGAAACGAAACGGAGAACCATTTGAAATCAAAAGCTAAAAAGGAGTTGTTTGTGAATGAAAGAAGCAATAATTAACGAAAAAACAAAGTGTACAAGATGTAAAAATGCAGATAAATACGGGATGTTTTTTGTATTTCTAAAGTTTGACGAGATACTATGTATTGAATGTGGCAATACAGAAGCCCACAGCATCTTATCAAGAAATATACTACTATGAAAACTAGAACGACCCTATCAGAAAAACAGGAGCAACAAGCATGCCTAGACCTATTATCACGCATAGGCTTTACGGTATTCAGAAGCAACACAGGAGCCGTGAAAATTGAGAATCGTGATGGATCATCACGTTTTATACGGTTCAATGAGCCAGGCTATCCCGACATAAGCGGATACACCAATTTTGGACAGGCAATATTTTGGGAGGTCAAACGAGAAGGCGGGAAGCCTACAGATAAGCAAACGGAATTTATAAAAAATGCAAAAGATAATGATTGTATCGCAGGGATTAGAAGAAATGATGCGTTATTATGGATTTATAAAATGACTAATATACCAATATGGCTATTTCCAGTATTACTAATGACATTAAGTGCAATGAGTGCAATTGTATATTTTGTAAACGGCCATATTTTTAAGGGTATTTACTGGATTTGTGCGTTTTTATTGACATTTACAGTGACTTTTAACGAAAAACAAGTCATTGATTGGTTTAAATCTATACTTAAAATGACGTAGATCGACATATATGACTAACATACCGCTTAAAGTTTTGAAAAATGCGTTAATAAAATCTTATGGGGTTATCCATCCGGCGGTCAAACTTTTAGAGGCGAAAGGATTCAAAGTTGAACGAGCGAATATTTATAAGCGTATTCAAAGGAACCAAAAGTTAAAAGATGCGATCGAAGAATCCCAAAATAAATTATTAGATATTGCAGAGTTTGAACTAGGGAAGCTAATCGCTTCTGGGGATCGTACGGCCATTACATTTTTATTGAAAACTAAAGGCCGTAAACGTGGCTATGTTGAGAAAGTAGAACAACAACATAGTTCAGACCAGCCCATTAAATTAACTATAGAGACAAAGCCATATAATCAAATTAAGAATAAACCTAAGCGTTTAAATGCAAGAAATAAAAGTAACTAATGTACTCACTAGTAAGCAAATGGAGTTTTTTGATCTCAATAACAAATATATTGTTATTGTTGCTGGTAGGCGGTTTGGTAAAGGTGAACTTGCTGTCCGATTTCAGACAATTAAACACACCCTACAAAAGGAAACGGACGAGGACAACCCCCATGCTTGGGTTGCTCCCACGTTCAGGCAATCCAAACTTGGATACTATAAGACACTCAGGTTTTTAAAACTAAATAATATAGCCCATACCGCAAATAAATCTGAACTCTATATCGATATATTTCCCCAAAAAAAAGGGAGCGAAATTACATTTTTTTCACGTGTTCAGTTCTTTAGTCTAGACCGTCCAGACTTAATTGAAGGGTTTAGCTTTATGTCATTGGTAATGGATGAAAGCGGAATATCGTTAAAAAATCCAGAAGTATGGGAAAATAGTTTAGCCCCTACGACACTAGATCACGATTGCCCCGTGCTATTTATTGGAACACCTAAAGGTAAGAACCTATATTATAAATTCTATTTAAACGGATTAGATAAAACCAAACCGGAATGGTGTACCGTAACCGCTTCGACTTATGACAATACGATAGAAAATGGGGGTACATTACAAAAACACGTTATTGATGAACTTGTAAAACAGTTGCCGGAACACGTAATTGAACAAGAAATATATGCTAAATTTGTAGATTCAGGAGGTTCAGTATTCCGGAAATCCCGGATATGTGCCAAGGGTTCATTCCAAAAATATAGCCCTAAAAAAAAATATATTGCAGGACTAGACTTAGCAAAGGTTAATGATTATACCGTTATGACCATAGGAACCGTTGAAGGTGAAGTCGTACATATCGAGAGATTGAATCAACTGGACTGGAACATACAAAAGGAAATAGTGTATAATTTAAGTAAGGATTATGGGAGATGTAAAATCCTCATGGATTCTACAGGGGTGGGCGATCCTATTTTTGAAGACCTAAAAAGAATGAGGATACCCGTAGATGGGTATCACTTTACACATAATTCCAAAAGAGAACTTATAAATAAACTAATCGTTTCTACGGAGAATGAGTCTATTTCATATCCACCGTATAAACAGTTACTTTTGGAGCTAGATGCTTATGAATACACTGTATCGACAGCCGGAAACATTAAAACAAACGCACCGCTTGGGTTTCATGATGATTGTGTTATCAGCCTTGCTCTTTTTAACTGGTTGGTATCTGGGGCCACAAAATTGACGGAACTGGATATTTCCGTGGGTGATGATCGTTTATCTATGAGGGGCTGGTGATGGCTAGAAAAAATATAGGGTTTAAACAAGCCCCTAAAATCAAGTATTTAAAAGATGATTTTAAGTCATTAGACACAGCCGAAATAACGACTATACGATCACCACTGTACGAGCCATCACAATTCTATCCCTACAATCCCGACCGTTTATACCAAAAAAAAGGAAATTATGACATCTATGATGAGATGAGGCGTGACGATCAAATAAAATCCATTCTATCAATTAAAAAAAGTATGGTTCTTAGTTCAGGATGGGACATCGCGATTGATGATGAGATTCCAGTTCATACGGAAATAAGGGATTCAATTTTAAAATATTTAAATAATGATATAGAAATAGGGTTTGAACAATCACTCAGGGAAATGTTATCTAATTTGGATTACGGGATATCAATCACTGAACCCGTCTGGAAAATTGATGACAATAAAATCAAACTCAAATACCTAAAGACTAGACCACCACACTCATTCAGGATATTTACGGACGATATCGGGAATATCGAAAAATTAGAACAGGATACACAGCTAGGTATTATTACAATCGACCCATCGAAAGTGATTATATTCCCGTTTCAAATGGAGTTCGGCAACTGGTATGGACGTAGTGACTTAGATTCGGCTTATCGTGCTTGGTGGTCAAAAGACATTATTATCAAATTTTGGAATATATTTTTAGAAAAATGGGGGTCACCTACAGCCATAGGGAGATATGACTCAGGTACAGCAAATCAAGACGAAAAAGAGGCGTTGGATAAAGCTCTAAAACGAATACAAACCAGCACCTCAATCCGTATCCCTAAAGAAGTTGAAATCGAATTATTAGAAACCGCTAGGAGTGGAAGTGCTGGCTATGAATCGGCAATAGATAAATATAATATGATGATGGCCCGTTCTATGGGGGTTCCCGATTTATTAGGAATTGGAGGTGCTGAAACTAACGCCGGGGCGTATGCATTAGGACAAAAGCATTTCGAATTGTTTTATATGATTATTGAGGATATTCGAGAGTCATTAACTCGGACTATTAATAGGAAAATTATTCACCCACTTATTAAATTTAATTGGATGTTAGGGGATATCCCAATACCTAAATTTACATTTAATCCTATAAATATCGACGCACGAATTGAGATGTTAAAAACTTGGATAGAATTAGTTAAAGGGACGGGATATCAACCTACTGATGAGGAAATTAATTGGGCTAGACGCACGCTTAATGCCCCCGAAGGAGACGTAGATTTTAAACGTGATACTATGCAATCTAGCCCAGTATCAAATCAGATACCAGATGAAGGGGCTAAACCTATCAATAAGCAAAAAGATATTGACAAAGATAAGCAAATCCAAGAAAAGCAAATGGCACGGGGGCTACCACGCCCCCCAATGATAGCAGAGCGTCGAGTCAATTTTGAAAAGGTTGTTAATAATATCGAAAAGCTAGAAGATAAACATATTCAAATACTAGGCGGGGCGATTGCCACTATCAGAGAATCATTAATCAATGCCGTAGAAAAAGGGCGGTTTATTGAAAATAAGCGACTGGATAAGATTGATAATCTAAAGCTCAAAGGAACGAATAATCTCAAGATGAGCATTAAATCAATGCTAAGAGACTTTCACGATCAGGGACTATCGGATGCTAAGGATTTATTCACTACAAGAAAACTAATTAATATTGACCTTGAAGCAATTATCGATGAAATATTAAATAAGCAACCCGTATTTATCTCACAAAAAATAAATGATGATATTCTGGCTCAGGCAAAAATAGCTTTAAAGAACACCGTTATACAAGGTTTATCACTGAATGAAGCAATCAGTCAGTTAAAAGATATCTTTGCGGAATACGATCCATCATTTAATGGACGACGGCTTGAAATCATTGTGCGTACTAATAGCCTTAAAGCCTATAACCAAACAAAACAAGCTTATTTTAAACCATTCGAGAAATCAGGGGATATTGTAGCCTACCAATATTCAGCGATTATTGATACCCGAACTAGCAATTTTTGTGCGACACACGATGGCAAAATATATCGGTCTGATAATCCCTATCTCGCAGATATAGAACCCCCCAACCATTTTCAGTGCCGCTCAACTCTTATCCCTATTACTAATATCGAGTTTAATGAGGGGGCCATTTTAGGGGCGACACGAGATGAAAACAACCAGTTTTTTCAAGATGGAAAATTCAAAGAATCGGGAACATTTGGTGACGATTTTAAAAGGGAACCTGGTGGGTTTTTTAAAGAGATTCCCAAAAAAGTAGGTAAATAATGCTAAAAGAGGATTTTTTAGATGCAAAAAATAAGATTAATCAAATAGCTATAGATATTTCATCAATTAAACAGGGATTAAATGGTGTTCCAGGGGGACAGTCAGGATTATATACTAACTTTGAGCGTATGAAGAAAAAGCAGGATATTTTTGAGCGTTATATTTATATGTTTCATGGGGCCATTGTGATTATAGGCATTATTTTTTCTATATATAAAGGATATTAATTATGGGTAAAGCTAATATGGTCTACTCATTCCCCCGTAAAACAACATTGAATAGGAGAAAATAATGAAAATAAAAGAATTTAATTTTGCGGATAGTGATTTGATCGACCAGTTTATACGGGTCAAGAAAAAAGAGGTGTCTGAATTTCAGCCAGGAACTTTAAAGCAAATTGATCTTGATATATTGCAGGGGATATGGGCCATTGTTGGTGTTATGGAAGGCGATAAAACGATTGCAATACAGTCCTATCTATTCCAAAAAGATGGGGATTGGACATTAGATATGGCGATTGATTGGGTATATCAATCTGAACACGCTGGTCATATCATACAAAAATCAGATACAGGTGAAGACATTATCACGAAAATAGTTGATTTATTAAACGAATTTAGAGATTTGCGAATTAATAACGAACCGTCAATCCAAGAATTTTCTGATTTAAAGTCAATCAATGGCGTAGAAATATTTGAAATAGGCACACACAACGGAGACAAATATACAGAAAAGGACTTGAAGGAAATTGAGGA